CGCACGGTGCGCCTGCGTGGTGAGTGGGTGCAGTTTGACCCGCGCCAGTGGAATGCGGAAATGGATTGCAGCGTGAATACCGGCCTCGGGGCCGGGACGCGCGAGCGGGACATGCAGATCATGCAGCTTGTCATGATGACGCAGGAGAAACTGTTTGCCGCGTTCGGCGCTGACAACCCGTTCGTGAAGCCGGAAAACGTCAGCGCGATGCTGAAACAGATGATCCAGGCTGCTGGGTTGAAAACCCCCGGCCTGTATTTCACCGAGCCAGACCCGGCAGAGGTGAAAGCCAAGATCGAGGCGCAGAAAAACCAGCCATCGCCGGAAATGGCGAAGGTAGAGGCGCAAGCGAAGGCGGATCAGGCGCGCATTCAAGCGCAGGCGCAGGCGGATCAGCAGAAAATGCAGGCTCAGATGCAGTCGGACCGTATGAAAATGCAGGCCGACGCGCAGTTGCGCCGTGAGCAGATGCAGCATGAGGTGCAGCTAAAGCGCGAGCAGATGATGGCTGAAATCCAGTTGAAGCGCGAGCAGATGGCGCTTGAGGCTGAAATCCGCGCGGCCATGCCAACATCTGGCGTCCAATTCGGCGGGGTGGTCGGTTGACCCCGCAAGAGCGCCGCTCGCTGGCGGAACAGATCCTATCCAACCCGCTTTTCAACGCGGTTCTGGACGAATTGGAGGCGGGGGCCATCGAGGCCCTGATTTATGCCGCAGAACACGACCGCGCGACCCGGCAGTTTAGGGTGCAGGTCATCAGAGAATTTAGGACGGACTTGGGCAACTGCCTAAACACCCGCGAGCCTAAATCAGCGCCCGCATAACGCTGCGCTGGCACTAGCCGAGAGGCAATCAATGACCGTCGAAAACGATACCGCCTCCATTGAGGCGACCGGCACCGACACGCCCGAGAACGACACCGCAGCGGAATGGGATTACTACGACCCTGATGAAGATCAGGACACCGTGGAGGCCCCAGCGCCCGAGGCGACCGATGAAGGGACGGAAGAAACCGCTGAACCAGATCCAGAGGACACCGCAGAGGCAAAACCCGCCCTTGTGACCCTACCGGACGGAACGCAGGCCCCACTTGAAGAAGTGACCAAGGGTTATCTGCGGCAGGCGGATTACACGCGGAAATCGCAGGAACTGGCGCAGACGCGCAAGGCGATGGACGCGGACCTTCAACGCATCGAAGGCATTACACAGGCATTCATTGACCATCTTTCGAGCATGGTCCCCCCGAAGCCGGATCAAGCCTTGGCTCTGCGCGACCCGAACGCCTATGTGCGCGCGGATGCACAATACAACGCGGCCATGGCGCAGGTTCAGAAGCTGATCGAACTCGGATCACAGCCGAAGGAAATCAAGGCGGCGGCGGATGCCCAAGGCGACCGTGAAAAGCGCGCGGCGGAGGAAGCAATTCTCGCCGAGCGGTTTCCGGTGATCAGAAACCCAGAGGGTCGTCAGAAATTCTTCACCGCAGCGGTTGAGGCCGCGCAGTCGGTGGGCTTCTCGATTGACGAACTCAAGGGCGTCACGGATCACCGAATTTTCGCGGCTCTGCACTGGGCGAATGAAGGCCTGAAAGCTGCGAAGGCGCGGGAAACTGCAAAGGCGAAGGTGGCGAATGTGCCCCCGGCAAGCCCACGCAAGCCCGGCCAGCCTGTGCAGCAGCCGAAGAATGCCGATGCGATGCGGAAGCTCTCCCGATCCGGCTCCATCAGGGATGCCCTGAAAGTCGATTGGGATTAACCCCCTCATCGAAAGGAAACAGCCATGGCTGTCATTGCCAACACCTTCGTCAGCACGTCTGCGAAGGGAAACCGTGAGCAACTGTCTGATGTTGTCTCGCGGATCGACCCAGAGGAAACCCCGATCTATTCACTGATCGGGAAAACTACCTTCTCCGGCACCCACCCCGAATGGGAGACGGACAGCCTTTCCGCCCCTGCCGACAACGTGCAGGCGGAAGGCGACGACTATTCGTTCGGCGCGACCACCCCCGCCGTACGCGTGGGGAACTACACCCAGATCATGCGTAAAGAAGGCATCATTTCTGGCACCCAGGACGCCACCGACAACGCTGGCAGCGTCGAACAGGTGAAATACCAGAAGCTGAAAAAAGGCGTCGAGCTGCGTCGTGATGTGGAATATTCCATCGTCGCGGCAAACGCTTCGGTCGCCGGTGCAACCCGGAAAAGCGGCTCCCTGTCGTCGTGGATCACCACGAACGTTTCCCGCGGGGCAACGGGGGCAAATGGTGGCTACAACTCCGGCACGGGCCTGACCGTCGCCCCGACCAACGGCACCCAGCGAGCATTCACCAAAACCATCATGGATACGGTGATGCAGCAGGCCGCTGTCAGCGGCGCGAAGCTGAAGCATGTGGTCGGCTCGCACTACATCAAGAGCGTGTTTGTCACGTTCATGTCCGACGCGAACGTCGCTTCGTTCCGCTATGCGGCGGCCGCCGGTGGCAAGAACGAGATCATTGCGACCGCAGACGTGTATGCTGGCCCGTTTGGCCGGGTGTTCGTGCATGAAAACTACGTGCAGTCCAGTGCCGCCGCCTTGGCGCGGAACGTGTTTTTCATCGACCCTGACATGATCGAATGGGGTTGGTTCCGCAAGATCAAGGAGGACAAGGACGTTGCCAAGACTGGCGATGCTCAGAAGTTCGTCCTGCTGGGCGAGGGCGCGCTGAAAGTGAACAGCGAGAAGGGTCTTGGCGTCGCCGCAGACGTTTATGGCCTGACGTCTTCGACCTGACGAAAGCACGCAATCGGGCGGGGCTGCGGTCCCGCCCTTTTCCTAACAGGTGATCCATGGAAAAAACTGAAATCATCGCGGCCCTTGAGGCGGCGGGAATTGAGCATGACAAGCGCCAGGCGGCTGAAAAGCTGGCTGCTCTGTTGCCGGGTAATGGTGTGCAGGCTGTCGTGGTCCGCGACTTCTGGCCGACTGATGACGAGGAAGACCGCGTGTGCGCTGGTCAGGTCATCACCGTATCGAAGGACGACCTGATCTCCGGCCTTGAAAAAGGCACGCTGGCTCGGGTGAAGTAATGGTTATCCGCGATGGTGAATGGACCCTGCACTCATCTGACATGAAGCGGGGGAAATACACATGGGCGCGGACCAACCCAGATGGGTCAACAACCTATCGCACTGATGTTGTTGTGGATCGGATCGCTGAGCTGAATGCGCGGCATAGAAACCTAGCGGAAAACGGATGGAAGGGCGACTATCACATGATCGCGTCCATCCCTGTTAATGTGTTCTGGGACAAATTGTCCGAGGCTACCCGCCAAGGCGATGACAAATACATCAGCCGATTTTTGAACGACAGCGACAATCGCGCGTGGCGAACGAAAGAGGGGCGCTTATGACCGCCTTTGCCGACTTCATCGACCTGCAAACCGCTGTTGTCGAGCATGTGCGTAATCCGTCGATTGCGGACGTGTTCCCCCGGCTGGTGAAGCTGGCCGAGGTTGGCTTTAACCGCCGCCTGCGGTGCCGTGAGCAGATTTCCACCGCGACGGTCACAATTTCGGGCGGCGCTGGTATTTTGCCCGCAGACATGGCCGAAATCATCGGCGTCTATGATGCGGCTGGTGTGGAATACATCGCGCAGCCGTTGCAGGCCGTGAAGGTTTCGCAAGGCCGTGGGTATTATGCCATTTCTGGCGGGAACATCGTCACGCGGAACGACGAAGACCTGACGGTCGAATACTACGCAAATGTCCCGACGATCACGGACAGCCTGACCGACAGCAATTGGCTGCTGCAAAAGCACCCCGGCCTGTATCTCTACGGCGTCGGGATGGAGGCGGCGAAATACCTGCGCGATGTTGAAACCGCGCAGGCGACGAGTGCGCTTTTGGACATGGAATACACGGCTGCGGCGGCTCAGGACGAGCAGGGCCGCTATAGCCGCGCCCGCGTTCGGATTGCCGGGGTGACGCCATGACCCTTCTGTCCATCGTTCAAGGGCTTGCAAAGAATGTCAGCGTTCAGGTGCCGTCGCAGGTGATCGGCAGTTCCGCGCGCGAAATGGTCGAGGCGCTGCAATTCGTCCATGAGACTGGCGAAGAATTGGCGCGGCGGGTTGATTGGGGCCAGTTGCAACAATCTGCGACCCTGACGGGCGACGGGACGAATAAGGTCCACACGCTTCCTTCCGGGTTCTCCCGGCTTAATTCCGGCGTTTCTGTCACCTCTGGCGGGATCGTGCGGCCATTGTCACGGGCGGAATGGAACACGCTTGCACCAGTCCAGGGCGCGCCACGGTTTTTCTTGCTTGAGGGTGCCGAAATCACGCTTTGGCCCTATCTGGCGAACGCGGCGACGGCCACGGTGCAGTTCCAGTCGAAAAACTGGACTTCGGCTGGAAGTGCGACCTTCACCGCAGACGATCA